CCATGAAAAGTGCGTGGATTTGAAGAAGTTGACTTCCATGACCTGCTTGAGCATGGCGTAGCGAGCCATACAGAGAAGATAATAGGAGGCCGTGTTCCTATCGTCAAATGCATAGGGATTGTTTTTTCGGTTCTCCTGTATTTTTGATCGGTACTTTGTCATCGGGAAGTCTTCAAAGGACATGGGGATATAGACGGTTCGCGACTCCAGCCAGGAAGGCCGCATACTCTTTAGAAGATCGAGGGACTTGGGCTCACAATAGACGACAAGATTCTGCTCGACGGACATGGTTGCACGGGCATTCACCAGATAATGTTCCATAGGGCGATCCTTGATTGACTGTGAAGCATCGGGCATCTGTGTGAGATCGAAATAGGCGGTGACGACTGTCCAGTTCGTTGGGATCGGTCTCTCAGGCCAGAAGGTGGATCCGAAACGGAGAACACCAGTACCGGACCAATGGCCGCAGTCTGTGATATCGAGCTTCTCTGCAGCGGGGATTCGGAACCAGAAGTTATCCCGCATCTCTTTGAAGTACCAGATGTCGTCGCATATCACGAACCCCTGGTAGTTCTTCGCCTTCAGCCATTCATAGAACTCGTATTCGCGCCTTCCCTCGTGGGGATCTATATCGAGAAAGATAAAGGCGGAACCGAGCAGCTTCTCGGACCAGCTCTCACGACCCAGGCTCTCCATCAGATTGTCCGTGTTGTATTTGATGTTGGGTACTTGGGCGAGAGGATATTGATGCTCCAGGTCGAATGAATATACAGTATTTGTCAAGGAACCGGATGAAAGAGCAAGTGAAGACGCCCCGCGATGTGTGCCGATATCGAAAATGTCGCGATTCTGGAACTGTGAGGAGATCCAGTTCAGAAACTTGTAGTGCTGGCCTGTAGGACTCTTGAACTCCTCCCAGTTGATGGCTGTCCCAGGATATTTTGCTTCGAGATACTCCAGATTAACTTTCTGGATCAAATGCTTCATTCTTAGTATTCTGAAGGGTTGACACTTTAGACCACGCCTAAACATTCTGTCACCACGTTAGTCAGAGAATGTCGGGCCCATCCGTACAAGAAGTAAGTAACTATCTCAAAAAGACATTCACCATGGAGAAATTCCAGAGTGGTGCAGGGGCCAGTTATCCTACGGGTATTGGTTCTACAAACTCCTCGAGCGTGATGCCGATTCCAGGGACAACGGCTCAAAATATCCGAGTGGCGGACGATGAGCCCCCTAGCACGGCTAAGAAGCCTCTCGGCACAATCACAACGCTCCTGGATCTTACAAATCGTGATCTACAGGAAAACGATCTCTTTCCTCTCAACACTGATATTACATGGTTCACACGCGACACGGAACGCCGTGTTCTCGCCTTCACGCCCTCTATCCAGGAAATACCTTTGCGCGGCCCAGGAGCCTTCGGCCAGCGTTTCTCGTTTGATGTAGGATCTCTTCTTGTGGGTGATCTCCTGTTTGGAACTGCCCTACAAATACGTCTGGGCCACTGGCTTGATCCGCAGACCCAACTCCTTTTACAAGCAGGAAAGATCACCTATGATAACTCTGGAACAGCATGGGAGTATGCGAATAGTCTCGGGACAGCCATCATCCAACAGGCGGAACTGGAGATTGACGGAAAAACGGTCGAGACGATTGACGGGGACTTTATAAATGTCTTTAGCACCCTCTTTGCAGATTACAATCAACAGGTTGGACTCGCTTATGACCATCACGGGCGTCTTCCTAGGACAACACTCATGGCTGAACAAGCTCCGCGCCTCTTTCCTACAGAGGGGGGGACGCTAAACTGTATTCTGCCCTTTTTCTACATGCGCTCCCAAAGGAAGGATAGTCTACCGATGATTGCCATTCGTGAAGGTCTCGTGAAGATCCATATTACGCTGCGCCCCTTTGAAGAATGTGTGCGACAACTGCGTGGCTACCGTGATTCCTGTACGGCAACGCCTCTGGCCACTACAATCGCCTTTCATCAAGGTGCTACGGCTCGCACGGTAGATACTGTTGCAAACCCACCCGGATTCCGGTTCATACAGCTTCTTACGCAGGGTGCAATTGTGAATGGGGCCTTTCGTCAGCGGATGCTGCGTAGCCCTTTTGAGATTCTACATCGTGAAGTCCAGACGTTCTATTTCGAGGAGCCCTTGAAATATACGATTGGAAGTGTAGAAGACGCGGTTCGTATCCAGTTACCTTTGGAGGCGAATCATCCTTTAGAGGAAATCATTTGGTTTGTGCGTCGTAAGGGCGTCAGCGATAATAATGCCTGGACGAACTATTCATCTGTTCTTGACGCAGAATGGAATCCAAGGGCGGTAAAGCCGATGCTCCAGAAGGCGATGATCCAGGCGAATGGGGTCACAATCTGTGATGCGGATGAACTGTATTATAGGCAACTGATAAGTTCGGCACATAAGGGGGGTATGGCGGCGTTCTCGAACTTCATATACGGCTATCCGTTTGCAAAACATCCTGGGGAACATCAACCGAGTGGATCCTTCAACGCAAGTCGTGTTACGTTACGTCTTGTCTTGGATGTGAAGGCCCCTCCTGGAGCTCTGTGGGAAGTGAAAGTATTCTGTATAGGGATCAACTGGTTGCGTTTTGAGAACGGTTTGGCGAATCCTATGTTTGAGGATTAGTTCTTGGCTATAAATAGAAGTATAATGGCAACGAATACCAAAAACTATTTTATGAATCTTGCATCCGCAATCACAGGGAGTGACGGGTTTCAGATGAGTTCCACCGAGGTCACATCAAGCATGGTGTTTATTGCTATTGCATTCACCTACATGCTTCTCTATAGCTACGGCGCGGCCAGTCTTTCTTACAACTACAATGTGTACGTAGGAAACACCGGTGGTATTGCATGGGTCTACTCGATTCTTTGCTTCATCTTTAGCAGCTTTTATTACCCATTTTACGCTATATTCCTGAGTCCTTCACTTGGAAAGGCGCCAAGCTCGGGACAAGCTAATATAACTAACGTGTCTCAGCAGGGTGGTAAGGCACGCAGACGCTAACGTAATCGTCTCGTCTTACGCCTCGCATTGAAATATTTATCGAACTTGTTCGTGCTGTATCCATATTGAAACAACATGGATTCGGCGGGAATTTTCACCCGTGTGTGGAGTGTAGGATCCGTAATCCCCTTCCAGTGTATTGGATAGAAATACTTCATAGGATAGACATGTACATCGGGGAACTCGTCCTTGAACTTCTTGTAAACGCGTGAAACATAGAGAGGTCCGACGCGCCTCCATGCCTGTCCTTTTGCCTCCCGCTCAGCGTTTGAAACGAGACCGCCGAGTAGCTTCTTTAAGAAGGGATGTTCCTTCTCAGACCCTATGAGTCCGTTTGCAACAAGACGCTTTGTTCCACGCAGTTCCGGCCCCAGATCTCCAAGTTTCTTTGTATGGGCGCGAGTCAGATTCTCCCATCCGAAGAAAACCGCAGCCGCGTTTTTTTCCAGAAATCCCGCGAACTTTTTCGGCTTCATGATCACGGAATCCGCGTCAATATAGATCCCTCCGAACTTGTACAAAACCATGAGGCGAATGATATCAGCGCGACCCGCCGTCTCTTTTTTGAATTTCTTATACTCCCGCTCGAGACCCGGAATGTCATCCCAATCGAGTGTATCGACATTTGATTCCGACCATAGCTTGTATTCATATCCATAGTCTGCGGCGAACTTTCGCACGGTATCCATCCACTCCGTAGGAGGTGCGTTCGTTCCGAGCCATATTTGATGTATTTTTTTCGGGATCCCTCCATCGGCCATCTTCCTATTGTAATAGTAGAATGTTTCTTGGTGTATTGTTGGAATGGTAGCCCAAGGTCGAAGTCCGCGTACCTACCAAGGTCTAAGCATTCCATCTCTGTTGTAAGGAGATGGTAGCGTCCTTGCTGCGAGTTATTTACGGAGGAGTCCAGGATTCCAGACTCCTCTGTCAAAAAGGGCAGCCAAACCCCGCCTTCTTTGTGAAGGCCTTTATCCGCGCTGGAAGATTCACCACCCAATGGACCCGCCTCGATTTCGATACGCTTCCGACACTCGGTAATACATCCGTGATCACTCTCCCCAGAAAAGGCCATCTCATATCACGCCTCTATCTTGTGAGCACCATGCCGGATATTTCCACCAGCCAACAAGCAGCACGCGCTTGGTGTACAGCGAACGGAAAGACTTTCGCGGGCCCCACATTCGGCTGGACGAACTCGGTAGGACACGCCTTACTCCAAAACGCCACAATCGATATTGGAGGCTCACGCGTGGAACAAATCGACGGACGTCTCCTGGAAGTCCTCGACGACTTCTATACGCCTCTCGAGAAAGTCTCTCTCATGGACAAACTTCTCCCAAGAAACTCCTCGAACTTTACGCCAGGTGAGTTTGGTTCTACGGCTCAAACACAGGCCACGACTCCACTCCCCTTTTGGTTCTCTTCAGGTGATGCAGGTACCTTTCTCCCTGTTGATGCTCTCCAAGCTGATACCGTGAAGCTCAGTATCCAGTTCCGCACAGCCGCGACAATCTATACGAGTTCCGCCCAACTAAGTATGGCAGGTGTCACAAATCCAGCGGGCGGCGAAGCCTATTTCCCTATTGCGAGTTCCCCCTTCTATTATTTGGATCCATCAGGCACTCCTGTTACCGGTCTTAACGGTAATCCCACGCAGTCAACTCGTGTGAGCCCTGTGCCAGGTATCAGATCTCCCACCACACAGGCACTCCAGGTTCTCGGTGACACGTATATCATGGCGGAGTACATATATCTTGACCGCCCCGAGGCTAACAGATTCCGTCTCGCCGATATACAGGTGCCAATCCTACAACACTATGCATTTGACCCCGTCGACACGAAAAACTCGGGATCCACCAACTCCTATCTGAAAGTTCCCAATCCTACACGCAATCTCTTCTTTTATGCACAGCGCTATGAAGCACCGTCCTATAATGCCCTCTTCTTATCCACCCGTGATCTCTCAGGCGCTGATGCTCCTATCGCTCCTTGGTGGCCGAATGCGAGCCAAATCGATACAAGAGTTTATAGGGATCTCCAACCGGCCTTTGTTCTCAGGAACTCGGAGCCTCTGCGATCGATTGATCTCATCTATGAAGGAAAACTCTTTCGGTACAGTACCACGACGCCTTCCGTGTTTCGATCCCTTTTACCGATAAAGAAGTCGCCCTGGGTGAATCGATATTACTATAATCTCCCATTTGCACTCGATTCAGGTTTTCTTCCCCCGAGTCAGCCCTGTGGAGAGGCGAATCTGGACAAGATTGTAAACATAAATCTGAAAATAGAGTTGAATCCTTTGGCTGGTTACACGGATGCCGTTCCGCGATTTCTCATCTATACATGGGCGGAAACTTACAATATCTTTCGCGTCTATGGTGGGCGTGGCGGTATGATGTTCGCCTATTAACGCTTCCATATAATATACATCGCGAGCAAGCTCAGTCCAACGAGAACTATAGAACTCGATCGTGTTCTCAATACATACGTAAGTTGCTCCAAGGCTCTCTCAGAATCCTGGAAAATCTTGGAATAGTCAACATGCGCATTCTCAATATCAGACTTGGAAGGGCGTTGATACGCGAGTAGGGGCTGCGTGGTGACAATACGAAACTGATCGGAATAATACACATCAATCGGGCCATGCCTATCAGGGTTCCACGCAATCGCCTTCGTATAGGCGGATACGTTCAACACATAGAAATGGGTCGCGAAGGCACCCTCTATCTCAACCAAGTGCTTCCCGTGAAACTGCGCTGGACCCTTGACGTAGGTGGGGCCACCGAGAAAGATGTCCCAGGCATCCCGTTCCTTCCAAAGAGCTTCTCGGACCGTCGGCCATCTCTCCACAAAATCAGCGGCAGGGGTACAATCATCTTCTATTACGAGGACCCAGGGGAGACCGGCCAACATTGCCTTTCGAGCAATGGCAACATGAGATGCCCCACATCCTCTCCAACCCTCTGTATGTTTTACTGCCGAAAAGCGTTGGGGTACGATACCTGTTCCTGCAAAGGCTTCCCGTGTCGCCTCCCATTTTTCTTTACGTTCATCCAAGTTTATACAAAAACACGGAAGATCGGGCTGCATTCCTATTACTTCGTTACAAACATCTCGCGGACAGAGTCCATGAGAGGGCCACTGGGCATCACCCGTGGCTCCGTTTCCTTTATGATCAAGGGGCGCGTCGTGGGCTTATTGACCTGGAAGGGGAATGTCTTTGCCTGGACCGGCTGATAGGTCTGAAAGGCCGCTGGGAACTCGCCCTTCTTTGGGGCGGATCTAAAGAGCCTATTGATACGATTCTCTTCCGTATCTCTTCGCCATGAAAGATTTGCTTGGTTTGCGAGTTCGTCATCATCCAATATTCTACATGCCTCTTGACTCATCCTATGAGTAGTGTAAATATTCTATTAAGCCCTCTTATTCGCTCCAGTAAAATTGTAACTTTGGGGGCCCTTTATCGATGTTAAGCAAATGACGTCCCTATTGATAGTCGAATCCCCTGCCAAGTGTTCCAAGATCCAAGGCTATCTGGGCCCTGGATGGCGTGTGATTGCAACGATGGGGCATATACGATCCTTGGAGGAGGATCTCGGGGCTGTGGGACTCGATAGGGACTTTGAGCCGAGATTCCAGTGGATCCGAGAGAAATCAAAGGCGATTCAGCAGATCAAAGAGGCGGCGGCGGGAGCCAGTAAGATCTACTTGGCATCGGATGATGATCGTGAAGGAGAGGCCATTTCCTATTCTGTGGCCGTCCTCTTGAAGTTGAACCCGGAAACAACTCCTCGTGCCGTCTTCCGAGAGATCACCGCCACAGCCGTAAAGGCGGCCGTAGCAAATCCTCGGCGTCTTGACATGGCCCGTGTGGAGGCGCAACAGGCCCGGGCCGTTCTTGATATGATGGTGGGCTTCACGATCTCGCCACTTCTTTGGAAGTATGTGGGACCGGCTCTTTCAGCGGGGAGATGCCAAACACCGGCTCTTCGTATCATCTGCGACCAGGAAAAGGCCATTCGTGATTTCACGGCCACTACGGAATGGAAGATCAAGGGGGTATGGAATGGATTCGAGGCGACGATGACGGAGGCCTTGGAGGATGAAGAGTCGGCGACGAACTATTTGGAGAATATCCACGCGGAGGCAGGTGGGATCGTGAGTGAAGCCTCTACGAAGCCAACGACGGAGCAGCCCCCGAAGCCGCTCGTCACGAGTACCTTACAGCAGGAGGCATCCGCTACGATGAGTCTCCAGCCAAAGAGGACAATGCAGATAGCCCAACGTCTCTATGAAGCGGGGCACATCACCTATATGCGTACGGACTCTGCAGTTCTTTCGGAGGAGGCGAGGGCGGCAGCGGAGTTATGGGTCCGTGTGAACTTTGGAGAGGAGTTTCTGGGGCCCGGGGGCAAATCAGGGGGCAAAATCACCCGGAAAAAGGAGGCGGCGCCTAATGCGCAAGAAGCACATGAGCCTCGCAAACAAGTTCGCTCTGCAAATGCGCCCCCTGTTCAGGAGGCGCATGAAGCGATCCGCCCCACGCACGTTAATGTCGCTGATCTCCCTGCCGATGAGGACTGGTCAGCGCCTGATCGCAAACTCTACAAGCTCATTTGGAATCGCGCCGTACAGAGTGTCATGGCGGTGGCACGGGGCGAACAGAGGACGGTGGACTTTCTTGCTACTGGGGATCCCATGGAGTTCGTTTGGAGGGCGAAATGGAAGCGGCAACTGTTTCCTGGATGGCGCAAGATTGGGGCAGCGGCGGCGAACTTGGATGAAGAGGAGGAAGTGGAGACGGAAGACGAGGCGGCATGGAAGATGGCGGAGAAGATTGTGGAGGGGACGAAGTTGAAATGGTCTTCGTTGGAGGCTTTCCCGCATGAATCAAAGCCGGTGGCGCGCTACACGGAGGCAACCTTGGTCCGCGAACTGGAGCGGAAGGGGATTGGTCGGCCAAGTACGTTTGCAGCTCTGGTAGGGACCATCCTCGATAAGGCATACGTGGAGAAGCGGAATAGTCCCGCCCGAGAAGTGGAGTCGAGAAAGATCTCGCTGCCTGCAGTTGGAACGTGGCCCCCAGTGGCTGAGACGGTTATCAAGAAAGTGGGCGAGGAGAAACAGAAGTTGGCCCCTACGGCGCTAGGCCTTTCCGTTCTGGAGTTCTGTGTGAGGGAGTTTACGACTCTGTTCGACTACGATTTCACGAAGAAGATGGAGACTCGCCTGGATTCTGTGGCGGAAGGAGCGGAGCCGTGGAAGGAGCTCTGTAGGGATACTTGGAGTTCCTATAAGGATAAGTATGCTGGTCTGAAGAGCGGGGAGTCGACGGCGGTTGCTGCACCGTCGAGGCAGCGCGAATTCCCGGGAGGGATCAAGGGGGTTCAGAGCAAGAAGGGGCCCCTATTACTCAAGGAGCACGCGAACAAGGATGAAACGGTCTTCTATGGTTGGCCAGACGGGGTCAGTTTCCAGGATATTACAGCTGAGCAAGTGGCGGCATTTATCGCGTCGAAGACGGCTGCTCCGACTCTCGGTGAGTATCAAGGGAATCCGATGGTGAAGAAGTCGGGACCCTATGGAGTCTATGTGGTATGTAATGGTGTGAATGTGCCGTGGTTGGAAGGTGATACTGAAGAGACGCTTCGTGCAAAGTTTGTGACAAAGGGTGGTGGGGCGAGCCACGCTCTTGGGGACTTTGAATTCCGCACGGGTCAGTACGGACCCTATATGTTCAAGAAGACTCTCATGGGCAAGTCGCGGAAGTTCGTGGGGCTTCCATCGGGTGTAGATCCAAAGGCACTCACCTTGGAGGCGGCCACCAAGATTTACCAGACGGGTCTCCAATCGAAAGCGAAGGCGGCCACCTTTGGAAAGAAAAAGGCCAACTAATAGGATGGATCGGGGCAAAACCAGAAAAAGAAAGATATTCAACGTTCCGACGTATGTGATAAACATGAAGGAACGCGTGGATCGTTGGAAGCGTTTTACACAGCAACCGCTCGTCCATAACTTGAAGCATCTTAAACAGTTTAGTGCCGTGAACGGGAAGAAGCTCGACTACATGAAGGATCGGAGGATCTCTGTGCGAACACGGCTGAACATTTTTCGCAACTATCGGCGCAGCCATCACGAGGTTGCGACCTTGGGGGCAGTGGGCTGTTCTCTCAGTCATATTGCAATCTGGAAGAAGTTTTTGGCCTCAGGTGCAAAACACTGTCTAATCTTAGAAGATGATGTTATTCTTACCGAATCCACTTTTGATCATATAGACCGGCTTTTTACTAAGTTGCCGGCTGATTGGGGTGTCTGGGTACTTGGATATTATAAGGCGAATCTGATCTATCAACCCTATCACGTCAAGCCTTGGAACCAGGTTTATAAATTCACTGCGACACATGCGTATTTGATCACGCGGGAAGCCGCGAAGAAACTTCTGGCAGATGCTCTTCCCGTTGAGAGTCATGTTGACCATTATATTGGTGATGTTGGTATGGTAAGTAACATGCTGGTATTGGAGCACCCGGATATTAACATTGAGTATTTCCAAAAGGAGAAGATTCTCAACTCTGCTACAACGACCATTGATTCCAACACGTCGCAGCATAAGAAGGATGGTTGCCCAGTCTGTAAGACACCAGATGACATTTCGCAGATTTACAAGGGGCCTTTGAAGAAGATGCGAAGTGGGTTACGTGTACAGGGTCTAGTGCGGGATGAACAGGATAAGGAGATCTTGACATTGAAGCGGGGGGCTACGCGGAAGAAATGATGCGTTTAATATCTATATCTGGAGTATTAAAAATGTTCTCGATATGGTAGAATGTCGGTTGAATCAAGTCCTTCGGACAGTCGACGAAGCAGTACAGACGTATCTGGCGTAAAAGTTAAGAAATTCATGAATGGGTGGACGAAGGAGCAGGAGGTCCTGATGGCCGAATGGTCCGATATTGCCGCGTGTTATCGGTGGCTACATGACAAGGCCGAGAAGAAATTTACCGTGTCGAACATGAACATTACCATCCCTGTGATTATCCTATCGACGCTCACAGGAGCAGCCAACTTTGCCGTGGGCAGTATCGTCCCTGCAGATAACCGCGCGGCACAACAATACGTGGGTGTATCTTTGGGGGCCCTATCGATCTTTGCAGGGATTCTTACGACCTTGGGGAACTTTTTCCAGTATGCCCAGAAGTCCGAGTCGCATCGCGTCTGTAGTATTGCGTGGGGGAAATTCCAGCGGTTGGTACAAGTCGAGCTGGCGATCAGCCCTATGGATCGTATCGAGGCTATGGATTTCTTGAAGATTTGCCGTCAAGATCTCGATAGACTTATCGAACAGTCTCCTGGGATTCCCGAAGATGTGATCAAGGCGTTTGAGACCGAGTTCGACGAACTTAATGAACTGAAACGACCTGATATCTGTCATGGTCTGGAACACACGAAGGTCTTTGATGCGTCCAAGGTCAGGCTGGCGAAAGTGGCGGCGGATGCCATGTTACATTTGCGCTACAAGAAGAATATTCTGTCACAGGCTGTTATCCCTGAACTGGAAAAGAAAATCCAGGACGAGTTGAATACGAGGTTGGAACAGAGGATCAAGGAGCTCATGCATGTACCCTCGGCTGAAAGTGATTCCACGAGTATTGTCAATCTGGAGACGGATTGGAGGGCCTTGCTAGTAAAAAAGAAGTATCTACATACTCCTGAGATAGGGACGCCATCAGGGCCGGCGCCCGTTGTTGTAGCAGTTTCTCCTCCTTCAGCACTATATCCTCCTTCGGTTGTTGTATCTCCTGCAGCGAGTTTGATAGGTCCTCCTATGATGATTTCTCCTAGCGCGGATGCTTACACATCTCCAAGCATGCCAGAGATTTCAGTAGACGGTGAATCTGAACCAGAACCAGAAGTAGTTCGCTTGAATATCGTAGGAACGGATGGGCCTCCATCGACAAGTTCTAACTCGGTTGTTTCAGAACTACCAGAACCCACACCCGCTGTACGCCCCGTTGTGAGTTTCGACTAGATGAAGGTGAGCGGCTGCCCCTTGTCTACAATGTCGTTCTCGAAGGGAGTATTGAGAACCCTCCTCTTGAGTCTCTTCATGGTTTTCACGAGGCGCGTCGTTATGTCGATATCAGGATATACACCACGGTAACCCTGCTGCGGTACCGTGAGTGAGTCCAACTTCTGAAGGAGCACCGAGCGAAAGTTATTGTTGTGTCTCACCAAGTTGAGGTAGCGTGGCTTGAAGAAGAGGGCGAACATCTTTATAGCGAGCTTGTAGCGGTCGTTCGGTGTCCATATGTAGCTAAGTTTCAGAAGATATTCCTTTACTGTCTCGGTGGTAGTTAGCGTGTCATGTCTCTCTACAGAGGCATGGTCCATCTTTTTGGAGAGGCGGTCACAAGGAGGAAGACAGCGGTTAAGTTGGATCCTGGACTCATAGTCGAGTCTAGGGAAGATGTACACACGAATGACGTCGAGAGGGATTTCGTCAAGCACCGTAGGACGTTGCTTGACGAAGCCGAAGGCTGGATTGAAGGGTCTAGGCTCGAACATTTCAGGGGGAACGCAGTGGCTTATAAAAAAGATGTGGCCCCTGCCCCCTTCAATTTTTATTTAAGAGCATCCAGGCGCTCTTCGATCTTCTTCAACATCTTCAAGATGGGTTCAAGAGCGCTGAGTGAATCTTTGTGATAGTATCTTGCGTCAAGGGTGCCGAATGATGGACTTGGATGCGTCATGTGGACCTTTTTCTGATCGACTATCGCTTGAATGTCCTTTAGAGGGCTTTGGATGCACCCCATACGCGCTTCATCCCCTCCAAAGGCAGTGGAGGGTTCAAACTTCTCTTTCTCCATCTTGGCAAGCTTCTCCTTTTCAAACTGGAGATGCTCCTCTAGACGAACGAGCCTGCTGCGTGATACTGCAATAAGGATATCAAGGTCAGACATGGTGCTAAAAAAGGCCCCAGGCCACCCACACCTTCAATTTTAAAAAAAGCAGCGACAACCGCTTCACAGATCAGCCATCATCCTTTCTAAAGAGTTCATCTCGGGACTATGAGCATCGCGGACTCTTGTTACGAACTTAATGGCCTTTCGAAGTATTTTTTCTTCGTAACTATCATCTGCAAACTGCAGTTGATGCTGAAGTTCTTGAATAAGTAGATCATACTGGACAGGTAAAGGGTCTCCTTCCACACCTACCAGATTACCATGTTCATCGATGTATAAACCTATATTTTCACGTATCTCTGGATCATTTATTATTTCAGCTATAAGTTTAAAGTCTTTAGCTTTCCTTTTAGCCTTCTTGTGCCTTCTTGTTGCACTTTCATTAAGAACCGTTCTTACCATGCGTGTATTGTTCACTGAATCTCTGCGGCTTCTAGGGCTGAAAAAAATACCCTTTCGAGGGTCATCATTTTCTCTTATTCTTGAAACCATAGATCTACCCTTGGTTCTTAGCTTTCTAGTAGAAGTTTCCTTCACCATACTGTTATAATGTGAGATTTTGCTCAGCCGGGTCTTAGATAAACCTTTGAAGCAGCACTTTCATCTCCTCGTTTCCGCAGTAGAGATATTCCTTGTAGCGCTTTGCATCGACCCTGTTCAAGAGGACCTTCATCATCTCGACACAGTGACGCTTACACGCCCAGCTCATAGCCCTGTTCAGAGAATCCTGGTCTGCCCTCTCAGCCAGGAACTTGATGACTTCCATGTCCCTGTTATGAGTTGCCGCTAACTCCAAGGCCGATAGACACGAATACCTAGCGTTGACATCGGCACCATGGTAGCACATCTCTTTTACAAGTTTTGTGAAACCGTCACTGGCTGCAAGCATCAAGGGGGTCCAGCCCTCGTTATCTCCCCCGAGGTCTGCACCAGCCTGAACGAGAAGTGTTGCAACGCCTTCACGTTTATCTAGACAGGCATTATACAAGGCTGTCTTTCCCTTCTTGTTTTTAAAGTTGATATCTGCTCCAGCGTTAATCAACTCCACCATGATGTTAGTACACCCTCCCAGTGCCGCTACAAATAGGGGAGTCCGTCCGTAGCCCCAGTCCGTGACAGCGTTCACATCGGCACCGCGCTGAATGAGCTCCGTTACAACATCCAGGTATCCATTCCTGGAGGCGTCGATGAGCGGAGTGAAGTTAATACCATCCCTCACCTCCAAGTCAGCTCCTGCATCACAGAGCATCTTGACGATGTTGAGGGACCCACTATAGGCTGCCCTACCAAGAGGAGAACTCAAACGATTACACTCGTTTGGGTCTGCCCCATGATCTAAGAGCATTTTGACCATAGCCTCGTTTCCTTGCATGACCGCCGTGATGAGACAGGTGGAGCCATCATCTGTGGGGATACACTTGGCCCCTTTGTCGAGAAGCATCTTGGCAATCGTGCAGTGCTTATAGTAGCAGGCAAGGGAGAGGGCTGTAGAGCCACCGTGCATCTTAACGTCAAGCTTGGGGGTCCGTTTCAGGAGCCAAGCCACCCGCTCTGTATTCCCCTTCATAGAGTTGTACATGAGGGGAGTCATCCCTTGAGCTCCACACTTGTTCTTCATGGCGTCCCAGATCTGTTCATCCCACCAGAAGGCCTTGTTGGTCTGGAGCACGTTATTGACGTTGTAGCCTTCGTTGGCGAGGCACGTGATGACGCGGAAGAGGGTGTCTTCATCTGTAGGCTGAAGTACGGTTGGCATTGTGGTAAGTGCAGCGGTTGATAAAAAAGGGCTGGCCCTGCACCACCTTCAATTTTTAATCCAACCAGTTGGTCTGTTGTGATTCACGAGCAGGCTCATACCGCAACCGCTTTATCATGGCGTATATCTGTGGATCCCTCATCTTGATGAAGTCCTCCGTTGGTCCCACGATGTCACACTTGCGCGGATCCGCTCCCATCGACATGAGATAAGTTACTATCTCCAAATCTCGGCTCACACAGGCAGTCATGAGTGCAGAGCCACCCCACATGTCCGTGTGGTTGACGTCAACACCCCTCTCGCAGATGAGCTTCACCAGTCCGAGGTTGTGGGATTTGGCGGCATACATGATGGGAGCTGTGCCGTTAGTTGTCTGGGCGCGTGGGTTGGCACCACGGGAGAGAAGCTCTTCAACAATATTGTACTGCCGCTGTAGGCAGGCATGCATGAGAGGAGTCATATCATGCACATCCGCGCAATCAACAAGAGCACCTGCGTCACACAGTTCAATCACACTTGCCAGAATGCCGCTTATAGCTGCAGAGAAGAGGGCGGACTGTCCATCGGCTCGGACATAGTTCACATCGGCCCCTGCAGCACACAAGGCTCTCACAGTCTCTGAGCAGCCCCCGCCAGCAGCTATAAATAGAGGGGTCGACTCGTGTGTGTTTACAAGATTGACCTTGGCCCCGCGACGAAGAAGCTGTCGAACGATGTAGATCATACCCTTTCTAGCGGCATGGAAGAGAGGGGTTTCCGTGAAGTTGTCGAGAGTATTCACATCTGCCCCTGCATCACAGAGCATTTGTACCATTTGATAATCAGCGCGCTTCACTGCTATTGCAAGGGCTGTCTTGCCATCTCTGTCCTTCTCCTCCAGGTTCATGAAAGTGGTGAGCCATCCAACAAGATTGTAGCGGTTATTGCTGGTGGCCAGAATGAGGCAGGTGTTCCCGTCCTTGGTCTTTGCAGGCTGGGCACCGCGACTCATGAGTAGCTGGGCGATTTCCAAGTGGCCGTGCGCGCAAGCCAGAAGCAGGGCCGTGGTGCCTTCAAGTGTCCCGTGAAGAGTCATCTCTAGCTTGGGCGTGCGTTTCAGGAGCCAGGCCACCCGCTCCAGATTCCCCTTCCAGGAGTTGTACATGAGAGCGTTCATCCCTGTAGGGCCGGCAGTGTTCTTGATGGCGTCCCAGATCTGCTCGTCCCACCAGAAGGCCTTGTTGGCTTGGATGACGTTGTTGACGTTGTAGCCCTCGTTGGCGAGACAGGTCGTGATGCGGAAGAACGTGTCATCATCTACAATACCGAGTGCGTTTGTCATGGGGCATATCTCTTCCTGCTGCATCTGAACGTAAGAGTGCTCTTGCATGTTGGTGTAAAAAAGGGGTAGGCCCCCCACTGGTTCAATTTCATATTCACTTCCAGCTATACAGTAGATTCACAGCATCATACTCTTCGTTCTTTATGGCCGTCATGAGAGGGCTCGACTCCATGTCATCTCTTGCATCTAGGTCTGCCCCCCAGTCGCACAAGACTGTCATCATCTCCATATTTCCATCCGCGGCGGCAAAGGCGAGAGGCGTGTTACCAAACATGTCTCTTGCATTTACATCTGCCCCTTCATGGCACAGGAACCGGACCACCTCCAGACGGCCGTACATGCTGGCCAGAAGAAGAGCCGTGTAGCCATCGTGGACGGCACGGACTGTCTTTTTCCTAGACAGCTTCTCGACTCTCTTCAGATCCCCCTTCTTGCTTGCATCCATGAGCGCCAGAATATTGTGTGCCATCTTGTTGAAAAAGGGGGTGCCAGTTAACCGTTCAAATTTATTCCTTAGCCTTGACGAACTCGGTGAGAAGGCTCGTCTTAGCCTGGAAGGTCCACTTAGACCATTTCAAGACCTCCTGGTCATCATTGAAAGAGGCCAGCCATTTATTGTAGGCGGCGTCGTTCTCTTCCAGCCAGGCCGTCTGAATACGCGCAACCACGAGAGGCTCTAGGATCTCTGTGGCTCGAGGCCAGCAAAAAAAGCAGCGAAGGCCGAAGATATAGAGCTGTATATCTTGGGCTGCCTCGTAATCTTCTTCGAGTTGCCGGGCAAACTTTATGAGGGCGTCTTCTGCACTTTGGTCTGAAAAGCCTTCCAAGATTGTACGCACTGCTCTACTGGCTGCTTCCATCTAACGTTAGTAGAGATATGGGGCCTTGGCGCCATGATTGCTGTGGAAGCTGGGTCGATGGGGTTTGAAGCCTTCTACTACGACCTCTTTTAGGGGCGTCGTAGTCAGGGGCAGCGTATCAGCGGAAGCCTCTACAAAGGCCTCCGTGATAATACTGATAGTCCTCTTGATGCTTTTAATGCCGAAGTCCATTTGGGGTACTGCTTATAGAGCCGGATTGGAGTTTCAATTTTTGCATGAAAAAAATGGCCTTCAGCCTTTGGGCTTCTTTGCTCTTTTTTCTGCCAGTGCCTCTCTTAGGCGGACGTGCTTCTGGGAGAAGGGGTTCCGCTCGTAGGTCTTTTTGGCTTTGTCGCTCTTTTTCTTGCGCTCGTGAGAATCCATGGTGGTTAGTGGATTGGTTAGCCGTTCAAATTTTACTCGGAAGCCAGATGCTCGTCGAGCTCCTTGATGACGTCTGAGACGTCTGTGGCATCAGAGTCGGCCCATGCGACCTTGGCCTCCTTCTTGGGGGCGCCAGGGGCGCTGCCAATCTTGGACTTCTTGGCGGGCGTCTTGACCTTGGCCTCCTCATCTGACATCGCTGCCTTCTTGGTCTTTGCTGCCTCCTTCTTGGCCTTTGCCTCGGCGATCTCCTCCTCAGTCATTGCCGCCTTCTTGGCATCCCTCTTGACCTTGGCTGCGGCCTTCTCCTCCTCAGTCATCTTGGGGCGGCCGGCCTTCTTGCCCTCGTCGCTTGAACCCTCTGAGGCCTCAGCAGACTCATTCACCTCGGTCACCTTGGTCTCAATAGGAGTCTCCACCCACTTCTCACGCTCCTCCAAGATCTCGGCGTCTTCCCACTCCTCGGTCGCCTTGAGCTTCTTGAGGTGAGAGGCGAACTTCTTGGACTCGGCCACGCGCTTGAAGGTCTTCTCGGCCTCCTTCAGGACAGTGTCGATGCGCTTGTTGAACGTGTGCCAGGCCTTCAGACCATCTGACATCTCACGCTTGGGCTTGTCCTCCTTGATCTCCTTCTTGGACTTCTCCTTGGACTTCTCCTTGAGATCAATCACAGCACCATGTGCAGCTCGCACCATGGCCTGGAGGGTCTCGGCCTGGCCGATAATGGCAGACAGCGCGTTAAGCATATCAGCGGTAGAGTTCATGATGACTTTTAGACTTGTAGGGCTTGGGTCGGTGCTAAAAAAGGTGGGTAACAAGGCGAGTCAATTTTTTTTTCGATCGCGTTAGCCATTGAGCTCATTCACTGCTCTTAGAGCATCTAGTCGCGAGATGGCGTCAATGAGTAAAGAGGGGCTAACCCCATTGGAAACCTCAGCCACTTCAATCGCCACGATCAGAGGCTCCAGGTTCTCAGGGGTAGCAGAGGCCATCCTGTCCTCTATGAGCTCAGTACAGGTGGGAGAGGGCTGGGCTCTAAGAGGTGGAGTCTCTACTGGGGCGCGCCTCTGCATCACGCTCTCTACGTAGGCCTGGGCCATGGCTACGACGACATCTTCACCGAGCTGTACAGCAAGGCGTGTCAGAGGGCTAATGTCGACGGACATACAGGGCGGGTCTTGTAGCTGTGGCCTTCGCCAAAGGCCGGGTCAAATTTGGGGCTGGCTGGATCTTGTAGGGCATGAGCCATCTGAAGCGTATCTTCATGCAGTGCCAGAAGAAGGGCCAATCCATGGTGGGGCACAGGGTAAAAAGGCCATTCAAACTTACTCAGGGCTGTAAGGCTACAACCCTCTGGGCTTACGAAAAAAAGGTCCTCCACCCTCTTCTGTCGCATGCCCCTACCGCGCATACGACGCTCGTCACCTCCGGAATGCCCAGTAGACTTGCGCCTCTGAGCCCAGGATCAGCCATATAGCCTAATCCTGCCGATTCAACCCTCACTATAGCCGTGACGCCGCAGAAATACGGCCAAAGGCCTTATCCCCCAGGTATCCTAAAAAGGACCCCTACAATGGTCATCTGCCTCGGCTAGGGCCCTCTGGACCCCAACTCACGCACAGACATCGCACCACTGCTGCTCTCACCCGTGCGGGTAGAGCGGGTTTAGTCACGAGTCTCGGCTCTTAGAGAGCTCACGACCCGTGACCATTCAGAGGTTCCAAACCCTCTGGGAATCGTTCAACACTCTGGGGCATTTCGAGGACTGGTTATATTTGTCCCCTTTGCCTTGCCCCAGAGCCGTTCCAGTCTCCCAGGCCCTTTCGAAGGCCTACTGGATAGGTGTCCCCAGCGGACTAAGGCCCCCACAGGCCTGCTGGTTAGGGAGCTCCTCCTTTCGCTCCCTGGGCTCTTACTGCTCCTCACAGTGGGGTTAATAAACCCCGGCCAACGTCGCAGACTACCCTGTAGTGCAGAGCTCTTACCTTGAGCTCTGCTTATCTGCGCCCGCCAAAGCCTTCCTTCTGGGACCGCGCTCTGCTTTTCTCGTTATCCTCACTGCCCCTCTGCAGTCTATCCACTCTGCCTGTGTCTGTGTGTGTTTTATCTGACCCCAGGACCCCCCCTCTGCTTATAGCAGAGTCACTATGGCCAGAGCGCTCTCCCAGAGCTCTGGCGAACCTGCCCCTCAGGCAGGCGGTGGGTGCCCCACCTGCTTTAAATCGCACCCACCCGTCGTGCCCAACCGCCTCTGGCTAACATGGCACGCCCGTCTTGATTCCACCCCTCTTTCAGGCTAAGCAGCTTTCAGCGCCGCCGCCGTTGGCTCTTGAAAGCCCCTCCTCCTCTGCCCAGAGCTCTCCCCCAGAGCTCTGGCGAACCTGCCCCTCAGGCAGGTGGTGGGTGCCCCACCTCGTCTATTTTCGCACCCACCCGTCGTGCCCAACCATTCCGTAGAACCGGACATGGCACGTCCGTCTGGCAGAGCTCTGGCATGCTCTGCCTCTCGCCCCATGGCGACGACTTATAGGGTAGGGGGATCTGGTGGTTCAATTTTACTCGAAAATTGAACGATCAGATAAATTCAGGCACTCTGGCCCCCCTCTTCCTCTGCCCCTCTGGCCCCCCCCAATCTTTATCTACTCGTTCAATTTTGGAAAAAA